CGCGAGGCCATTGCCGGGTTCTCCGATCCTGAGCAGCTTCTGACGTGGTGGAACTCGGATGCGCAGAAGAAGGCGCGGCGCGACTACCAGCTCGATAAATCCCAGGTGGAAACGCTCAAGGTTGCCGTCACCGACCGCCGCAGCGCACTTATGAAGGTCGCAGCATGAGAGAGCGCATCGATATCGACGAGGCCGTCCGTCTCTACCACGTGCTGCGCAACTGGCGTGAGGTCGCTCTGCGCTTGGTTCGCAAGAATGGAATGCGGTTCGCTCACGATGCTGTGCAGGCCGCAGTTAGGCGACACGATAGGGGCGAACAATGACTGCTTTCCGCGCCACTTATTCCGACTGGAAACTGATCAAGACCCGTGGCGTCGTCCAGGTGGTCATGGAAATCCCGTTGGCTGATGCCGATGCAGCCTATGACGTTCTCGGCGGCATGCCCGTTCACGGCAAGGAGCGCTGGTTCGGGATTGCCGCCCTCAAGTCCACTGCAGAGGAGGCCCGCGCAAAGCCCCGTCAGGAAGCTCCCAGCCCCCAACCTGACGGGGCAAAGCGTGATTGGCGCGATCTGCCGCCGTCACAGCAAGCTGGTATCCGCTGTGAAGAACCAGTCTTCGCGGCATTCCTGAAAGAAACCCGCAAGGACGACTGGCACGAGACACAGGACGCAACCGATTGTGTGCGGCTGATCTGCGGCGTCGAATCCAGGTCAGAACTTGGGACCAACCAGCGAGCCCGCATCATCTGGCATCAGCTCGATAGCGCGTTTCAGGCGTGGAAAGTGGTGGAGCATGCGTGAACTCCCCGAGTGGATAGGCAAGACGCCGGATACGCCAGCCCCTCCGCGCGTCAGACTGCGGGTGTTCGAGAAGCATAAGGGCGTCTGCTACCTGTCCGGCCGCAAGATCATGCCCGGCGACAAATGGCAGCTTGAACACCCGCAGGCACTCATCAACGGTGGCGAGAACCGCGAGAGCAACATGGCCCCGGCCCTGGTTGAACCGCACAAGGTCAAGACTGCCGAGGACGTAGCACAGAAGGCCAAGAACGACCGCGTTCGCAAGCGTCATATCGGCATCAAGAAGCCTCGCACGATGACCCGCTGGCGCCGCTTTGACGGCTCCATTCGAGAAGCTGGGAGAGAACGATGACCAATCCAGTGTTGCCGTCACAGCCTATGACCACAACAGCCGACCTCATTCGCGAGCTGCAGGACGACTTCCCGGCGGTTGATGTGACTACCGTGGTGTTCTCGCGTGATTTTGCCGGCGTCGGCTGCTGCGTCATCCCCCAGGTAAAGGTGCTGGAAATCATTTCCCATCTTCAGGATCTGCAGCCCAAGGCCGATTGCCTGTCGCAAGGTGACTGGAACTACACCGGCCCCGGCCCCCTCGGGCCATCATGCAAGGATTAGCGGATGAAACCGTTCATGATGAAATTCAGACAGGGCAAGGACGAATACGAGCGCGATGTTTACGTCAACATGAATCAGGTCTGTTTTATCACTCCGGACGGATTAACGGGGTCGGTACTAACTTTCGCCGCCGCTATTCAAGACGAACCGGCATACATCTGCGTGAACGAATCGCCGGCTGCAATTGGCGAGCGGCCGGAGTGGAAGTCGTGAGTGCCACCATCCTATTCGCCGCAATCGCCGTTCTCGGCCTGTGGACATGGCGGGTGACGCGCGACTTTCCGTGGTGGACGGATTCCACCGATGGGTCGAATTTGGGTGAGTGAGATGCGCTACCTGTTCATCGACGCCATCGTTCTCGGCCTGCCGATAGCTGGCGCGCTCTACGATATCTGGCAGAGGATGCAATGAGCGATGCACAGGACACCCGCTGTCTAAAGAAGTTCGTGCTGTTCTTCGCCGCGTTCGTGTTCGTGACCATTTTTCTCGTGCCGATTTTGAAGGGGGTTTTAGAATGACGCAGACATCTCCCGAGTCCGCTGAACAGCTTTGGGACGAATATTGCGACCAACTTGAATGGGAGCCGTCAGCGCAGGGCGCTATATCTTTTGCATTCGCGCGCATGAGCGGAGTTGCCCAAACTCCGGCAGCCCGAGCTATTGAGTTGCTTGAGGAGCGCCCTGCGGCGGCCTTGCGCGCCTTGGTGATCGAGGAATGCGCCAAGATCGCTGAATCTTATCCATCATCCGGCAAGCAGACCGAGCACCCGGTCGAGTATTGGATTCGCAGACTTTCGGACACATCGACAGACCGGACCAGCAAATGACGCGGGACGAGTATTGGCACGACGAATACGAGAAGGCGTCCAAAGAGTATCAGGAAAGCCGCGCCAAGTTTGAGGCGGCAGACAGCGCGCGAGCCGCAGCTATGGCAACAATGAACAGGGCCGAGAGAGAACTAAATCGTCTGTTCGCGCTGCGTTTCAATACTCCCGGCGTGACGGTCACCTCTCCAGCTCGCGAGGGCAAATGATGTTTATCATCCTGGGCGTTCTCATTTCCCCATTCATCGCCGTAGCCATGTTTTTCGAGGAAACATATCTCCAGCGCGAGACCAGGCTGTCGAAAAAAACCAGGTGGGGTTGAGCCGATGACAGTTTTGATTTCGCGCCCACTACGAGAGGGCAAATGATGTTCTACGTTGGCCTTCATCAGCCCAGCGACGCGAAGCACTTCGATCATGCTTTCATTAGCGTGAACCGAATTCGACGCCGCAAGAAGGCGATCGGGGCTGGCGCCTGGATCATGGATAGCGGGGCTTTTACCGAGATTTCCCAGCATGGCGAGTATCGACATAGCGTTGCCGAGTATGCCGCCGAGATCAATCGATGGGCTGACGATCCCTCACTCATTGCCGCTGTGGCACAAGACTATATGTGCGAACCATTCATCATCCAGAAGACCGGCCTTTCCGTCGAGGAACATCAGCGCCTGACAATCGAGCGGTATGATGCGCTAGTCGCCTTGGTTGATCCGCGCGTCTACATTATGCCGGTTTTGCAAGGCTATACGGTCGCGGATTATCTGCGACACCTCGAAATGTACGGCGACCGGCTGGCGCGCGGTGCCTACGTTGGAGTCGGCTCCATCTGCAAGCGAAATGCGGATATTGGAGCTATTGAAGAAATTCTGACCGCAATCAAGCGTAAAAGGCCGGATCTTCGACTGCATGGGTTCGGTCTGAAAACCACCGCCCTCAGTTCATGGGTAGTCCGCGACTGCCTGCACAGCGCCGATTCCATGGCTTGGTCTTTTGCAGCTCGCCGGCAGGGCCGCAACGCGAATGACTGGCGCGAGGCTAAGGCTTTCATCCAGCGCATCCGGGTTAAACCAACCCAATTAACGATGGATTTTGCAGCATGAACAAGCATGGCTTCAAACACGTCCGGAAGATCAATGATGGACGGCCCAAGCCGTATTTCGGGCGCATCTGGTTTGAGGGCGAGCCGCGACAAGTCGGTGGCGGCCACGCCACAGCCCGCGAGGCCCATGAAGCGGCAATGGAGTTTAAGCGAGGGGTTTCGGATACTTCGCAACTCCGGTCACAGGGGGAATAGATGGACGGAAAATATCTAGTTTGGTCGAATGAGCATCGTTGCTGGTGGCGCCCGAATAGCGCCGGCTACACGCTGCACGTCAAGTCGGCTGGGCGCTATTCGCGCGAAGAGGCACTTTCCATCGCGCGAGGCTCGCGGCGCGGCTGGGTTGAGGGCCAGGCTCCGGACGAAATGGCGATTGCTGAACGTGACGTTCTGGACGCCGCGTGCCTCTCCGGTCACTTGCCGTCTCCCCAGGAGTCCGGACAATGAGCCGACAATACGATGCCAAGCAATATGCTTTGAAGGTGTTCCCGAACGACCGGAGCGCGGGCGTTCAACTGCTTTTGGATTATTGCGATGTCAGCGAGAAAGACTTCATCTACGAGGAAAAAATGACGCCTGAGGAATACATCTACGGCAAGAAGTCCGGAGTTGTGGGAAGTCCGGCACAGCGGGAGGGATCATGAACTGGGAACGATTCAACGATCAGTTTCGCGAGACCTTCGGCGAGCGTCAGGACCGCTGGCGTGCAACCCGAGCGAAGCGCAAGGCTGAAGGCAAGTGCTGGCAGTGCGCCAAGCTGATTGCTGAATGCGCCTGCCCGAACGTCAACCACGCGCAGTCTCCGGCAGACCGCGAGGGCAAAGATGCCTGAGCGAATCCAGCGCAAGCGCACCAAAGGCTGGAAGTCACCAGATGGCGCGGTCTATGTCGGCCGCCCTACCCGCTGGGGAAATCCATTCCCGCGCGACAACGAGGGCGTTGCGATCGAATGCATCCCGATGGGCCTAGATGGAGAAGATCCGCACGACCGCGCTGCCGCGGCGGCCGACCTCTACCGCCGATGGCTCACAGGCGGAAAGGTCAACGAGATGATTGCGGCGTTCCTGCCCATCATCAAAGGCAAGCCACAGACGCTGCGTCAAATCCAGCGCGATCTCGGCGGTAAAAACTTGATGTGTTGGTGCCCGCTCGACCAACCGTGCCACGCCGACGTGCTGCTCGAACTGGCGAACTCTTCCGGTGACCATAAGAGCAAAGCATGAGCATGCGGCTGCTGCCCAAACCGGACATCATGGTAATCAAATCGGTTTGCGCTGAGTTCAAAAGCGGTTTTTGCTACTGCACTAGTCAGTTCTACAGTGGCCATTATGAAACCGCTGAAAAGGCAATAGCCGCCGCAGAGTGGAGCGCTAAGAAACCGAACTCTTCTGGAGACCGAAACCCATGAGCAACAATCAGGCTTGCGAGAATACCGACCGCGAAATCTGGCGCGGCCCCGACGAGGGCAACGGCAGTTTCTATGCGGATTCAATCCACGTCACGAAGGACGGCGGGATCGGCATCAACTGCGGCGGCCATGTGATCGTTATGACGCCAAAGAATTGGCACAGGATAGCCCGCGAGCATTTGAGGGGCTTGGAATCGCCGTTCGCGCCGGGAAGCTATGGCGCGGTCACGGATGGTATCCGAGGTGGCGAATGAAAACGAACGACGAATGGATAGCCTACTTCCGAGAGTTGGGCATGGATAACGGCGACATTTGGCATTTAATGGATGGGCTGTCCGCCATGAGAATGGTCGGGAGGCCGCCCCCCGACTACCGGAGGAGGCCTCATGATTCGCACGTCTCGGCCTACTACCGCGAGCGGCTAAGCGCGCTGTGCCGGACATGACGAAAGACCGGACTAGCAAAGGAGGCTGAAATGCCAGCTACTCACTTCTACGAAACAGACTTCCAGGTTGGCCGCAAGACGGTGATGGTTTTTGCCGAGTACACATTCAGCGCCGGAAGCCCGGCTCATTACGGCTCGCTGTCCTACGAGGGGCACCCTGCCGAGCCCGCAGAGATCGAGTTCGTGAAGGTCGAGATCAACACGACGGACGAGGATCCGAAGACGGCCAAGCCCGAGAACTACTTTCCGGCTCCCGACTGGCTGGTCACGATCCTGAGTAATGACGACGACATCTACCAAGAGATTTGCGCCCAGGATCACGACTACTACCCGGAATATGAATACGAAGACAGAGACTGATCCATGACCACGCCATTGCATGAGGCCGTTGTAGCCTATCTCGACTTCCTGAAGAGGTCCGTGAATGTCGGACCATTGACCAAGAACCCCTCCAAAGAGGCTGCATTACTGCGCCGGCTCATGGAGCTTACGGCCGATCCGCCAGAGCGGAAGAATGGCGACCCATGCCCTAGCTGCCACCTTCCGTATTCAGATGGCGATACCTGCCCTGCTATTCGCGGCGGCTGCCCTATGGGCGGAGATTTCTGATGACCACCCCGGCACCCGAGACGATCGAGCGCGAACAGGGCAAGCTCTACCTGAGCGATTCCGAGCTGATCCGTCGCCTCGGTGTGCCAGAGAAGCACATGCGCAAGATCCTGCCCGGCCTGGAATCCAAGTATGGTTTCCCCCGGAAACAACCGCTTTTTGCGAATAGGCGCTATTGGCCGGCGGTGAAAGCATGGTTGGATAAGCGCGCCGGGATCACGGTAGGTCTGCAACCTGTACGGAGCGAGAACAATGATTGAACGTACGCCGCCCCGCGTTGAGAATGCGCCGGGCTTGGTCTGGCGCGAGCGCAAGAAGACGTGGGTTGCATACTGGCAGGCCCGCAGCGACCTCGTGAAGCGCGGCTATGCGCCGGGCGCGAAGAAGCTGTGGGAAGGCGTCGAGCCCGACGATATCGACCGTCTGGAGATCGCTTCGCAATGCGAGGATCTGCAATCCGCCATGCTCGTCTGGGGCCGGGAGCGCGATGCTGGCGGCAAACTTGTTCCACTGGTCACCATCAGCAACCTGATTGACAAGTATCAGAACGACGAGGATTCCGCGTTCCATAAGAAGCGCTACGAGGCACGGCAGGGCAAGGCCGCGCTGCTCAAGCGGATCGACAAGCGGTTTGGAGACGTGATGCTGGCCGAGATCACCGGCCGCATGATCCTCTCATGGTACAAGGAATGGAGCGACGGCGGCCAGAAGGTTTCGGCGGGCGGCGCGTTCGTCGCCACCCTGCGGACCTTGTTCCGGTTCGGCGCCGGCCTGCTGGACGACGCGGAATGCTCGCGCCTTGCCGGCACGCTATCCAGCCAGAGCTACAAGGGCACCAAGCCGCGCGAGGTGGCGTTGTCCGCGGAACAGGCCACGGCCATCAGGAAGGCCGCCCATGCCCGCGACTGGCACTATATGGCGCTGGCCCAGGCCATCCAGTTCGAGTGCACCCTGCGGCAGCGCGATGTGATCGGAGAGTGGGTTCCCGTGAAGGAACCGGGCGTATCGGACATCGTTCAGACGAAGAAGTTCAAGGGCAAGGCGACGACCAAGAAGTGGATCACCGGCCTGCGCTGGGAGCGCATCGACGAGAACCTGATCCTGCGTCACGTCACCAGCAAACGGAACAAGAAGATTGAGATCGACCTGAAGCTCGCCCCGATGGTGATGGAGGAATTTCAGGCCATCTTCGGATCCACCGATCGGGCGGCGATGAAGGCGTCGGGCCCGGTGATCATCTGCGAGTTCGATGATCACCCCTATTACAATACCGAGTTCCGGCGCAAGTGGCGGAAGGTGGCGACCGATGCCGGCATCCCGAAGAACGTCAAGAACATGGACACCAGGAGCGGCGCTATCACCGAGGCCGCAGCGGCCGGCGCCGACATGGAGAAGGTTCGGAAGGCCGCGACGCACAGTAACGTCGCGCAAACACAGAACTATTCGCGGGACGACGCCAAGGCAACGGCCGAGGTCATGACCCTGCGGGTGGCGCGCAGAAACAAACCAGCGACAGAATAGCGGACGAGTAGCGGACGGCAATTTTAAGTGATTGGTTTCGTTAGATAATAGACGAGGCCCGG